GGGGAGTAGACTGGGGTACAGCAGTGGCTCCTGACATTACAACATCCGTAGCCATTGCCCAAACAATTATCTGGACATCTGACCCTGACACTGAGTTGGCATTCTGGAGAGTTCCAGGACTGAAAAGTTTAATAGATCCCATCTCAGTCAATTGCGGACGATCAGCCAATGTTATCCAATTTCTATGATATACAAACGGTAGTTCCATGTCTCCACCCTGTGAATTTGACGGATTTATCCAGAAAGATGGGCGCTGAGAATACAATATTGTATCCTCCTCACCTCCACCAAATCCAGTTGAGTCCGCACCCCACAAGGGCAAAGGTCTATAAGAAACTAAAGCCCTACCAAAATAAAATGGAGAAGCATTAACTTGAACATGAATCTTTAACTTACATCTCATAAAAGCAAAATTTTGAGTTTTGTTCTTAATTGAAGCTTTGTTAAAGAAAAGATACCAAGGAGATACAGAACGGTCCAAGCGTGAACCCTCTGTCCAAGTAAAGGTATCGATAATGACAGGACGCTGCAAGAAACTTGCAAGATCCGTATCAGTGGTATGTCCATCCATAAAGGTTGCATCAGAAACATCTGCAGCAGAAATGGAAGAACCGGGTATTTGATTATGAAAAACAACATTCTCATTTTTCTCATACTCGGGTTGTAGGTTTGCACCTAACAATGATGCATGTTTTGCGGCATCAATCGCAATATTTTCATTATTTGTTTCAGCAGGAGAAATAGACAAGATAATGGCTCTCCCAAGCCAAATATCCCGTTACGACATTGTTTTAGGTTCAGCCGGACCTTTCCCTAAATAGGGACTTCGAGGGTTGCTCTGGCGAAGTTCATGTGTGATCCACACTTGCTATTATAGTAGGCGTAAAAACTGTCATAGCAAGTAGTAACTATACACACATGGTTGATTTTGGATTTACAATTGGACTGCACAACTTTAGCCCATGCCTGCCAAATGGCAGACTAAATATTTTCAGAAGCCTCCTTCCAACGTTCAACTAGATCGTCAAATGTTGGTAGGGGCCTAACAAGGTACTGCTGCAAATCGTGATCTATGACCATTTGGGAAAACAGATCACGTTTCTCATCAAATATTTTTCTCCCATAGTTAAAATATTCCTGCAATGCACTATCAATAATTGCACACATTTGAACCTCGTGTATTACAATCTTGCTACGAACACATACAGTGAGCATTTTTTCTATAGAATCATGATTTAATGGACACAAATAATCTTCAATTTCTTTATCCCATCTCCACGACCTTTTGAGAAATTCACATTTCTTCAAAGGTATATACGGAATAGATTCGGCTTTTTTATCAGCCATAGTATAAATAATGTCACACTCTCCTAAAACTTCTGAAATAGCTGTGTGATTAAACCATTTACATCTGCTATGAACTCCCATAATATTGTCGTCACCATAAGTTAGTAGTGCGACATTTTTACGAAAATCATGTGCAGAATCATTTCCAGATAAGATAGCATAAGCATATCTCATATACAGGCAATTGACCAAACCATTGATTATAACAGTGAGAGGCCAACCCGACGGATTAGATCCGTAAAATTCCACCAAATCACCATTAAAATCAGTTAATGGGAATCTGACATCTGCACTTATGCAGTGAACAACACGCAGATCCTCATCAGAATAATTTCCTGAAGCCTTTAAAATATAGGAAATAACTTTAAAAGCTGCCTCCATAATTTGTGCACTCATGCGTTTGTCAAAAGCTTTAAAGTCTCCGGCAATCATACGCTTATCCCCAAATTGGGTCAAAAAACTTCTCAGTTGACCCCACTCTTTAGATTGGCAGATTGTACCTGGACAAGATTCAAATATATACTTGTTGTTTTGTACAAGACGAACGAACGATAATAAATACATTCTCACTACAATAGAAAAGTCCACAGGAGCAGAAGAGAAGACTCTCGTCTTCCCTTTCTCTCTCTTAGCAAAAGAAACAGCTTCATCTTTTAAACAAGCATTATAGATAGGATTAGCGCGTTTGCCAGAAGCATACGTGGCTAATATTTTATCTATTCTGCGATTAACCTCATCATTAAATTCAACCGGATCTGGATGAAGGTCACAAGCTGGTAATTTCTTAAGATAATTTTGTTTGGGCTTCCTATAGGGCAAACCCATAGAAGAATTTCGATTTATACCATCAACATATGCAACACCAGGTGCGCCATTCACAGCAGTAAATCTATCATATTTATGAACGGTTTTTAAATCCTCAAGAGAAAGATTCGACATAATATCTAAAATAAACTCTTCTGTAACCTTATCTATGACATACTGATCCATAGATAAAATAGGGTTCACCAAATCTAATGCAGCTATGCGCCAAGGACGCCAACCACGCATTAGAGGCGCAGTATAATTAAGAGAATAACCTTTAGTCAAGAGATCATCACATAACATTGTTTTCTTCACGGTCGACTTAGGAGCAGGTCTATAACCTGCAAAAGAACCATATACACTAGCAGAACCTTGCTCTATGAATCGAAATACACTCTTATCATGTAATTCTCCCAACTCACGCTGAATCGATTCTGAACATATACTTATATCATCAATCTCGACAGTAGGTTGGAAATTGTTCACAAGACTCTGTAGATAGTTTTTTGGAACTTTTGTACAGCCTATATGATGATTTTCCCGTGATCCAAGACAATGGATACCAGCAATAGCGGGCCCCTCCGGTGTAGTCACCAATAAAGGCGTTCCGCAATAACCATCAAAAGTTTGCTTTTCAGTAACTCCAGCCCACACCTCAACTGTGAACTTATTTTGAGCATTAATACATCCACCATGGCAAATTCCAGATACAGGATTTCGAGATCGAACTCCATTCTCATCGAGTTCAATATACTCACCCTTCATCACAGCTCTAAAATCATACGGAAGAAAATATTTTATGATATCTCGTCGTGGTGGAAGACATGGTATTTTAATAACGGCCAAGTCATTTTTAAAATCTCTATAAATCTGAGTTTGTGACATTTTGATAGACATATTTCTATTCACTCCTGACACATTTGCATTTTGAAATATATTCATAACAAAATCATCGTACAGTAAACAATGATTATTAGCTAAATAATATTGATCAACAATACAAACCATTCGACACTGAGTTTTACTTTCTGAAAATAAAAGTTCACAACATATCATGTTTTCTTCAATTTTCTTTGATAAAACCATCTCCTGTCCACGCAAGGCTCGACTCGAATCACTAATGTGAACAGGAGCTAAGTCTATATGAGGATTATGCCACACATTATTTCTTTCTTTCTCTTTTGGCTCAGGTGGATAAAAAGTTGTAGCTTCTTCAAAGCGTTGACAACGATAATCCAAATTGTCACCATTATTAGAACCAAATATATACGATACAAGTTTGGCACCTGTATAGAGAGCAACAGCTCCAGCCACAGCAGAAGCTAAATTGACCAAAGTTGAATTATCTCCAATCTCTTGGCGAACTCTCTCACCAAGTCTACTCCAATACTCTCTGCTATTTGTTATGCCCTCCACAGGGTCATCATAAAAACGTTTAATAGCAACAAACCATTTGAAAGAATCACGCATTGCTCGAATATAATTGCATACTGTAAAATAAATATCAGTAGCAAAATATATCCACATATACAACATCAACCACAAATGATACCATCTACCATGCAATTTGATGTTCAATGACTGTGGTATCACAGGACTAGATGTACACAATGACACAGGTATACTACAACATTTACACAAATCCATATTATGGATAACATCCACAGAATCTGTGACCTGTTCTTGATTGATCCAGTGTTGATCTATTGTCTCATTGTACCACATCAAAAATTCCTTCATACCTACATTATCTAAGATCTTACGGTAAATAGCATTTTGTTTGCTGTTACATATTGGCTGGGGTATAACCTTCTCAACAGTAAAAGTCCAAAAATCTGGTAAATCTGTTTGATTATGAGAATTCCTAACTTTTTGAGTGTCTAACAAAGAATTTGTACAAAACTCTTCTTTGACTTTGGGCGTTACAACGTACGGAAAACGCCGCTGTGCAGCAGAAGGGTGGGAAAAATAGGCAAACGCATTTAATTCTTTGATATTTGTCGTAGCAACAACAAATTCAGATTTAAATGGCGTCCGCCCCTTACGACTCAAATCAGCCTGATCGGGACAAAAAGGCACTTGATTTATGATTTGAAGGAACTCAGTAACAGAAACATCTCCCTGACCTGCAGTGCGAGGTTCGCGGAAACCAACGTCATCTAAAACACAACACCATTGAGATGGCATGTATCCATCCCAAAAATTTGCATTAGCATTTCTGGTATATTTAAATCGACCATCAATAGGTAAATTTCTCTTTTTCCCATACATGGAAAACATAATTTCTATCAAAGTAGATTTCCCTATTCCAGAGTCACCATGCAATAATATTGAAAAAGGAGTTTTCCGAGGTAATCGTGCATTAGATAATGTTTCTATTTCTGTACATATAGTTTTCAAAGGCTGTAGTTGTAAAAGAACCGCCTTTTTGTCCCAAGATGACATGTTAACTGCATGCTTATAAATTGCATCACCCTTCTCAATAGAATCTGTTAACTTATCATAATATTCCGAAAATGAAAATCCAAATGATGTACAATCATCTAATTTTGGATAATTATCCCTCAACCAAGCACAGTCATCATACCATTTCGTGTATTTGGTACCACAATGATAAATAGGCTCAAAAGAGCCAGTTTTATACATCTGATATCCAGTTTCACACAAGAATACGATAGTATCTGCTACTTGTTCAAAGAAACCTAACTGCGAACTATGTGCTCGCCGTAAAGCTTCACTCTCTGATCTTTCAAAATTTAAAGATTCAAAATTAATTCCAAAGCCATCTAAAACATTGCGGGACAAACAATATAATAATACATTATAAAGTTTTGTAAACAATGGTGACTTCTTCAGGGTCTGGTAGTGATCGAGAAAATCACGTGGTGCTTCAAAAGGTGACCCTACACTACTCTGCAATCTATTGAGATTACTTGAGAAAAGTGAGTCAATTATACTCTGAAATTGCTTTTGAAAAGCATTAACATAATATTTAATGGCACTAGTATTCGGCCCGAGTCTACACTTGAAATAAGTTACAACCGCAACAATTATTTTATAAGGATTTTCCGCTGTATACAAATTGTATACTAATAATAAAATATCCTCTAG